TGGGCAAAGCTGCCCTTGAGGAATATCGTAGAGTTAATCAGCCGTTCCCTGTGGCTGTTAACCAGTGACACATTGTGTCAGTTTGTGACACTTTTTTGTGTCAACAAGCCGTCTAGCACAAAGTTAAGTAATTGTTATTACACACTTTGTGACACCCCATGACTCTTAAAAAGGGTTATGGGGGCATGATGGAATGGTAGACATACAGGACTTAAAATCCTGAGGCTTTAAGCCGTGCGAGTTCGAGTCTCGCTGCCCCTACCATTGAAAAGAAAGGGTTTTATATCTCAGGGTATAAAACTCTTTTTTTAACAAGATAGTTCTAGATTTTTAACTGTTTCTGTGGTATAAGTATTTACTGTCAAATTTTGTGACAGATTCTGTGACACATCGAGGAGGAATCAATGACCTAAAAAGTTGCACAATTGGATAATCTAAAGAATATCTAGAGAGATCTTTCTCTAGGTATTATTACAAGTACACTCTCTAAGGACTACTAAATGAAAGATATGGTTGAACCTCAGGAAGACTTAATGTCACTCCAAATCCAACTTGAAGAGGATATGACCCGTAGGGGTGCAGAGAAATACTTCAGAAGCATTGACTACGCCAAGAGAGCAAGCCGTGAAGAAGGTACGGCATACGGACAGACCATACTATCGCACCGCCTAGAGATTCTCTCTAAGGCTATCGCAGCGTGGATTGAGGAAGCAGGATCAGGCAACGTTACACGCAGGGCATCAGCCTATTACAAGCTCAAGGATATTGATACCAATGTACTATCCTTCTTGACCCTCAAGAATGTCTTGAGTGGTATCTCCTCAGCACGAACCCTCCAGTTTGTTGCTGTGGGTATTGGTACCGCAGTCGAGGATGAGCTACGCTTTGCAAAGATCCGAGCAAGTGAACGTAAGCAATACGAGAAACTTGTTTTGGGTGCTAAGAAGCGTTCAGCCCAACACTATAAGCATTACTATGCTGTACGTCAGGCTGAGAAGATTGATCACTGGGATAAGTGGTCACGGGTTGACCGCCTCCATGTGGGGATCAAGCTACTAGACCTGCTCATAGACACCCTAGGGATTGTCGAGGTTGCCCACCAGAAGGCAGACAAGAACCAGTCTATCAAATACGTCCGTCCTACTCCTGAGACTGTCGAGTGGATCGAAAAGCGGAATGATGTAGCTTCCATGCTCCGTCCTGTCTACGAGCCTATGGTGGTCAAGCCTAAGGATTGGACTGACCCCTACGATGGTGGGTACATCTCCTCCAACATCAAACCCCTGAAGTTGGTCAAGACCAAGAACCAGGCGTACCTCCAAGAACTGCAACAGGTGGATATGCCTATTGTGTACTCAGCTATCAACAGCCTCCAGAGAACACCATGGCAGATCAACAGCCAAGTCTTAGCGGTTATGAAGGAACTCTGGGATAATGGCTCTACCATTGCAGGTCTTCCCAACCGTGAGGGTATTGAGATGCCCCCAACTCCAGCCGACATTGAGACCAATGAGGAGGCACGTAAGGACTACCGTATCCAAGCAGCCAAGATCCACATCCAGAACCTGTCTCTGGCTGGTAAGCGGATCGGCTTTAACATCTCCCTGAACATAGCCTCAAGGTACGAGAAGTTCCGCAGGATCTTCTTCCCGTATCAATTGGACTTCCGTGGGAGAATCTATGCTGTACCACACCTGAACCCTCAGGGATCAGATCCTCAGAAGGCACTCCTCAGGTTTGCCAATGGTAAGCCCTTGGGTTCTGAGGGCTGGAAGTGGTTGGCAATCCATGGCTCTAACCTGGCAGGTAATGACAAGGTTAGTTTTGAAGAACGTGTTGAGTGGATCTTGGAGAATGAAGATGAAATTGTTTCCATTGCTAACAACCCCTACGACAACCGAGGATGGTGCACAGAGATCAATGGTCTTAGCATTGATAAACCATGGCAGTTTCTTGCTTTCTGTTTTGAGTGGGCAGGTTACGTTGAGCATGGTGAATCGTTCATATCAAAGTTGCCCGTGGCTTTGGACGGTTCATGCTCTGGGTTGCAACACTTCTCAGCCATGCTCCGAGATGAGCGAGGAGGATCAGCAGTTAACCTTGTTCCCAACCCAGTCCCCCAAGATGTGTACCAGCGAGTAGCCGACAGGGTGATCGAGATGGTCACCAAGGACTCCCAAGAGGGCACTGAGGACACCCTGCTTCACAGCGATCAGGGCACACCCTACGTCAAGGAGGGAACCAAGACCCTAGCTCAACAGTGGATGAAGTTCGGGATTACCCGCAAGACAACCAAGCGTAGCGTCATGACCCTGCCGTATGGGTCTAAGGAGTTTGGGTTTCGTGAACAGCTCATGGAAGACCTGATCACCCCCGCCCGTCTTGAGGCACAACGTTTGGGTGGCACCTTCCCCTTCTCCCGTGATGGGTACATGGCGGCTAGCTACATGGCTAAGAAGATCTGGGAGGCTGTGAACCTGACCTTGGTTAAGGCAGCGGAGGCAATGAAGTGGTTACAAGGGGTAGCATCCCTAGCAGCCGCAGAGCAACTCCCTGTGCGCTGGACTACTCCCATTGGTTTCCCTGTGATGCAAGCATACGCTGATGTCAATGATCGTAGGATCAAGACAGCTATCAACGGGAAGCTGGTTTACCTCACCATGAAGCAGGATAAGGATAAGCTGGATCGCCGTAAGCAGAGCCAGGGCATTGCCCCCAACTTTGTACATAGCTGTGATGCCGCTCACCTCATGTTGTGTGTTGCCCGTGCTAGTCAGGAAGGTGTTGAGAACTTCTCGATGATCCATGACAGCTTTGGGACAACCGCAGGAGATGTAGAGAAATTGTTTTACATCATCCGCGAATCCTTTGTGGAGATCTATGACACCATAGATGTCCTCGGGACTTTCCGTGAGGAGATCGAGGGGCAGCTCTCAGAGAAACAACGAGAAGCCATGCCTGAGATACCAGAGCACGGCACCTTGGATGTCTCTAAGGTAGTAGATTCACGCTATTGCTTTGCCTAAATCCTTCCAGATCTGGAACATTTCAAAAAGTTGCACAATTGGATAAATCCACATGAGAGGCAACCTATGTTCCTGATCCGACTCCCTGATGGCACTTTCCGCACTGCCAAAACTGTGGCTGAACGCAACCGTATTATTCGGGAAATGCGAGAAGCATATGATGGTTATTTGAAATAAGGACACCATGAAAAAATCTAAAACCCCACGGTACGTGACCCCTGCTGGTATTGCCCAGTATCCGTACCTAACTAAGCCCGACACAAAGTTTAATCCTGACGGTGAATACAAGTTGTCTCTTCAAGTTCCAACTGAAGAGGCAACCAGTGTCATCTCCTTTTTGGATGAACAGTTGGCTCAGTCTATTGCAAAAGCTAAGAAAGAAAATCCTGGCAAAAAAATTAAAGAGGGTACTGCTGGGTACGAAGCCGATGAAGAGACGGGTAACACCACCTTCCGCTTCAAGCTCAAGGCAAAGGTCACCATGAAGAGTGGTGATAGCTTTGAACAGCGTCCCGCTTTGTTTGACTCCAAGGGTAAGCCTCTGGACTCCTCTGTGAATATCGCAGGTGGCTCTAAGGTCAAAGTCTCTTACGAAGTTCTCCCCTACTACACAGCTATTGCAGGTGCAGGTTTATCCCTGCGTGTACGAGCCGTGCAAGTCATCGACTTGGTTGAGTTCTCAGGCGGCGGAGCTGGTTCATTCGGCTTCGGTGAAGAGGAAGGGTACGTATCAAAAGAAAAAGCAGACGATGACTTCAACGAAGAAACCAGCGAAGAGGACGAAACTGCGGATTTCTAAGTCTCGTTCAGCAACAGAGGTGGGACTTGTTTACGGGTTCCGCTCTGGGCTGGAGGAGAAGTTGGCTCAGGAGCTACAGGGTAAGGGTGTCAAGTTTACTTTCGAGGAGCTTGTCATCCCTTACATCAAGCCAGAGCGAACAGCGAAGTACACACCAGACTTCGTTTTAGAGAACGGCATTATCATTGAATCGAAGGGAAGGTTTCTTACCGCAGATAGGCAGAAACACCTGCTTGTAAAGAAACAGCATCCGAACCTGGATATTCGGTTCGTATTTTCTAACAGCAAAGGGAAGATTGCTAAGAGAAGCAACACGACATACGCCGACTGGTGTGTGAAGAACGGCTTTCTCTATGCCGACAAAGAGATACCCGATGCGTGGCTCACGGAGCCTCCAAAATGAATTATAAAAAACGAGATAAAACTGAGTTTATTGCGGTGCATTGTTCAGCCACCTCAGAAAAAATGAACATAGGCAAAGAGGATATTGACCGTTGGCATCGAGCCAAAGGTTGGTTTGGTATTGGCTATCACTACGTGATCCGCCGAGACGGTGCCGTGGAAGAGGGTCGCCCCCATGACGTGGCGGGTGCTCATGTCCAAGGTTACAACAGCCAGTCGGTTGGTATCTGCATGGTTGGTGGGGTCAACTCCTCTGACAACAAAGCTGCCAACAACTTTACCCCTGAACAATTCGAGTCCCTTAAGGATGTCTTGAAGACACTCAAGGGCTTTTACCCTGAAGCTAAAATCCAAGGTCATCGGGACTTCCCTGATGTTCATAAGGATTGCCCGAGCTTTGATGTAGCCGCATGGCTCAAAGCTGAGGGGATCGACAACTAACAGGAGACATATGCAACCACTTAAAGTTCTGGATTTATTTTCAGGTATAGGAGGCTTCAGCTTAGGGCTGGAGAGTACGCAAGGGTTTGAGACGGTTGCATTTTGCGAGGTAGATGAGAAGGCACAGCGAGTCCTGAAGAAACACTGGTCTCATGTGCCTATATACCCCGATGTCTCTACACTTAAAGGAAGTGACCTTGGAACAATTGACGTTATTTGTGGGGGCTTCCCCTGTCAAGACATTAGCCTCGCAGGAAAAGGG